TCACACGTTCCCTCTTCCGGCTGCTTTTTCTTTTCAGTTGTGATGTCGGTTGGTCAGAAAATGAAGTGAACCGGATGACATAGAGCGTTTCCCCGGTGGGTTTGCCATACCGCAGGGAAGGCCCTTCCGTCATGGCGTTCTTGATGCCAAGACTCCAGAGCAGTTCCCGCACATCAAGGGCAAGCTGCCTGATCGTGCTGGTATAGGTACTCTGTGCTTTTTTGTCCCCGATGCTCCCGTCAGAATCCACAAGGCCCTGGAGAAGTCGCCAGCGCTGTGCCTCGGATGCCCGAAGATATTCCGGACGGATCCTTTTATCCCGGAAGGTCGGTACGAGGATGTCCCGCAATTCATCAAAATACACCACATCGCTCCCGCCGCACTTCTGTGGATAGCGGTTATGCGTTTCATAAGGAATATGGGACAGGACTTCTTCCACGTCCTCTGTCCGGATGGTGATGCAGGGTTCGTTGGCACATCCATTCCCCAGCCAGTATCCGTAAAGGTACGGATCAAGGGGGAACTGTGCGGGAAGCGTCTGCAGAGGGCTGGCAACGGGGATTCGGATTAAGGACCGACGCGCTTCGGGGGTTCCTGTAAAACGTTCTCTGTATGCCCTGACCTTTTTATAGATCTCTCCTGTGGTCCATTCCTTTTTCTTCCGTTTCCCGTGAATGTATTCCACATCCCACAAATGGCGCTTTCCGGCCACAATGGAGGAACCGTCCCGGAAGGTCAGGCGATAGGCCTGTTCCGTGTCATCCACCGCGCTTTTGGCCACGATATGGCAAGGGGTTCCCGTTTCATCAAATACCCGGTCTCCCACCGTAAGTTCTCCCATGGTCTTCCAGCCATCAGGAGTCGGGATCGGCGTATCAAGGGCCAGCTGCTTTCCCTGCTTCTTGGGGATCTCGATATAAGCCGTGTTAAACTGCCGATAGCCATTGGGCTTTACCGTCCCGAACAGATCTCGGATAATCTGTTCCTGCCAGTCAATCAGTTCGAAAGGATGGCCGGCCCAGGTCCCCTTGGTGTGGCACAGGCTCTCGATGAAGGCTACGGCGTAATCTGCCAGTTCCTTGTTATAGGTGGACGTTTTGGCTTTGAATTTGGTGGGCTTGTACTTTTTAAGTTTCCGCATGGGGCCTCCCTCCTTTCATAGAAAATACCCATAAGAAAAGGAGCCTGCAGGCTCCTTGTTTATCCCCGTTTCTCAAAGGCTGAAGAGGAAGGCGGGGACTTTTTCGTATTCGCCGGTCTGGAAATCCCGTTTGGATCCGTGGACTTCGGTCATGCCTTTCAGGGTGCATCCCATCTGGGTGAAGGCCCAGGAAACCTGGATGGCGCTGGACCAGGTGGAGGAGAAGGTGAATTCGGCCACCCCAAATTCCCGGAAGATCCTGATCACTTCTTCCGGCTTCCGGTAAATTCCGGAAAGGTCAATCCGGCTGTTCCCCTGCTGTTTCATTTCGCTGTAAAGCCGCATCATGTCTCCGAAGGCTTCCCCTTCCACCCGAACTTCCTGGAGAAGATCCTGGTGGGAATCCTGGCAGGCGTCCATGGCCTTGGTATCTCCGGCTTTTTCTGCTGCATCAAACTTTCTTTCCAGTTCCTCGTGCCGTTCGTAGAATCTTTCCAGCATTTCCATCTTTGTCATTTTGTTTTCCTCCTTGTGATTGTGTACCTTTGCCTTTTGGCATGTACATATATCACTCTAAAGACAGAGAATAGCAAGTAAGTATACAAGGAGAGAAACAGGGCCTTGCGGCCCCATTCCCTGTCTGTGGCTATCTCCTTCAGGCGGCATTTCTCCAGGCGGAATTCCCGGCCAGGTGTTTCAGCATGTGCAGCCGGCAGGTCTTGAATTCGTCTCCGATGAGCCCCAGCCGGAGCATCCAGCACCGGAAGGCGTATTTTTCGTTGTCCGTTTCCGTCTTTCTGGAGGAGGCTTTCTTCTGGGTCAGGGCCTGATGGGCCACCGCCAGGCAAAACTGGATGTATGCCTTGATCTCCCCGGCGTGGAGGGTGCCGTTGAAAAGCCGGAATTCCACCGTCCCTTTGGTAAAGGTGGCGTGGAGGTTGAGGCCGTGGTACCGGCTGCTGTTGTAATGGTTTTCTCTGCCAAAGGGTGCCTGGAGGTACCACACATCGGCGAAGGCTTCCATGGTCTTGGGCTGTTTTTTATTCAGTTCATTCAGGAATTCTGCATCCGTTTTCCGGCAGTATCTGCCTTCCCGGATCGGGTCGATCTGGAGGGCATGGTAGATCATGTCTTCCTTGCTGGCCATCAGGTTCACCAGGTTCCGCAGGGTTTTCGGGGTGAACTTCTCGGCACCCACATGGATGTGGATCCCGCAGGAAGTGTTCACCATGGCCCCTGCTTTTCTCAGGGTCCGTACCATTTCCTGCAGCTTCGGAATGTCGTCGTAGGAAAGGATGGGGCTCACCACTTCCGTGCGGTATTCCGTAGAGGCGCTTTCAATCCGGCCGCCCACTTTTCTCTGGGCATGGATGCTGGAATCGCTCATGGCCTTCCAGGTCCGGCCCAGGTCGTCGGTGGCGGTCCAGGTGTCGTAGACTCCGCCCTGGTGGGTTCCCCAGCCTGTTCCGAAGAAACCGGCCATCAGGTTGGCAGCCTTTTCTCTCGTAATCCCCGTCATTTCCATTTCAATTCCGAAGTGCAGTGTTTTCATAATTCTCGTCATCCTTTCGCTAAGGTTGTGTGTTCTTTGGCATGTGTATATATCACTCTAAACGCACATAATAGCAAGGGATTTTGAGAATAATTATTAACTATTTTGCTTCTTTATTCAGTTTCTGTACTTTATCCACCCCATGGATCACATTCAGGTGGGATCCGTTGTCCCAATCCACCAGAAGGGACCCCATATCGTCCACACCGGTCACCGTTCCTTCCGTCCCCAAAGGCGGCGCCTGGGAATCATCCATCCGGATCAGCCGGACCCGGGTGCCGGCAGGGTACTCCCGTTTCAGGAATTCCAGCATCTCTTTATTGAGAAATCTCATGGCATTTCACCCCATCCCGATAAGCTGCCGATCCCCTGAGGTTTTCCAGCAGGATCTTCCGGCATTCCTTGTATTCCTGTCCGATGAACCCCAGCCGCAGGAGGAAGCATCGGAAGGTGTATTTCTCATTGAGCACTTCGTGCTCTTTGGCGATGATCCGTTTGGATTTCTTGGCCATTTGGCAAAGGGCTGTCACCAGTTTGGCATAGGCCTGGGCTCTGGCGCTGTCAGTTCCATGGAACCATGGGAAAGAAATCTTCCCGTCAGAGCGTTGGATGGTCAGGTCATCGGTCCCCAGGGCCTTTTTGAAAAGGCTAGCTTTGGAAGCCACCAGGTTCTGAAGTTTGGTAAACTCCTCTTCCGTCAGATCGTCCGGCAGGGAAATGGTCAGGGTATCGGCCCCCTCCGTTTCCGGTTCTTCTGCTGGTTCCAAATCATCCTGAGCCGATTCTGTTTCCGGGGTTTCTTCCGGTTCCTCCACCGGTTCCGTGGTCTCCGGAGTCGTTTCCTCTAAAAAATCCACCGGTTCTGCAGGCTGGATTCCCAGGTTCACCAGTTCCTTCACCACCTTTTGGAGAAGGTCGGCGTCTTCACATTCCACGGTTCCGAATTCCTCCACCCGAATGCTGCCGATCTGGTAGGCCCGGGTGGGAAGAAACAGGTATTTCGCCTTTGTGCAGGTAATGTCGCTGATGGCCTGCACCAGTTCTTTTCTCGCTGCACCTTGTCTGTAGTATTCAACCTTCATTTTTAGTACCTCCTTAGGGTATTTTGGTACTGTTATTAATCACTCCAAAGGCGAATAATAGCAAGCAAAATGTGGCCCTTTTTGTACTTATTTTTCCGCACCTGCCACTTCCTGGTAGGTGCACTTTTTCCCGTCCCGAATCACATACACACTTTCTTTCTCCGTTTCATGGGAAGCCAGGTACCGCTTCACCGCTACATCCACGAACTTGGGTTCCAGCTCCACCCCATAACAGATCCGGCCCAGCTGGTCGCAGGCCATGAGGGTGGAAGCAGACCCCAGGAATCCGTCCAGCACCACCCCGTTGATCTGGCTGCTCAGCTTGATCAGATAGGCCAGCATGGGCACGGGCTTGCTGGAGGGGTGGCCGAAGCCGTCCTCCTTGCTGTTCTTGATCCCGTCAAACTCAAAGACCGCTTTCTGTTTCTGGTCCCCGTACCAGTTGTGCTTCCCGTCTTTCCGCCACCCGAAGATGATGGGCTCCATGTTGAACTTCCAATCGGTACGCATAAAGGGAGCTTTGGGTTTTTTCCAGATGAGCCCCGCCCCCACTTTGAATCCGGCATCTTCGAAAGCATCGTAAAAGACCCGGGCCTTCATGGTGGCATAGAACACATAGATGGACGCATCGGGAGCCATGGCATTATGGAAACAGGAGAAGGCTTTCTTCAGAAATTCGTACCCTTCCTGGTCATTCAGGTCATCGTTTTTGATTTTCCCGGAAGCGCTTCGAAGATTCACCAGGTACGGAGGATCCGTCAAGACCAGGTTCGGTTTTACTCCATCCATAAGCTGAGCATAGGTTTCTTGTTTCGTAGAATCTCCGCACAAGACCCGGTGTTTTCCCAGCTGCCAAAGGTCTCCAGCTTTAGAGAACACAGGCTTCTGGAGTTCTTCTTCTACATCAAAGTCATCTTCTTTGGCTTCGGTTTCTTCATCGAAGAGGTGGGCAATTTCGTCTTCATCGAATCCGGTCAGGCTGATATCGAAGTCCGCTCCCTGGAGGGATTCGATTTCCACCCGCAGCATCTCTTCGTCCCACCCGGCATCCAGGGCCATCCGGTTGTCGGCCAGGATATAGGCCTTTTTCTGGGCCTCGGTCAAATAGTCCACCAGGACGCAGGGGACTTCTTGGATTCCTTCCTCCCGGGCAGCCATCACTCGGCCGTGACCGGCAATGATGTTCTTGTCCTTATCGATGATCACCGGGTTGATGAACCCGAATTCCCGCAAACTGGCCCTGAGCTTGTTGATCTGTTCCGGAGAATGGGTCCGGGCATTGTTCACATACGGGATCAGCTCATCAATGGGGATGAGCTTCATTTCCTTGGTTGTTTTTTCCATACTTTCTTTTCCTCCCTATTACACCTTCCGAGACCGCAGCAGCCGCTCCATCACATCATCCTGGGGCGTATTGCCGGAAAACTCCACAGAGCAGTTTTCCTTCACCACCTGATAAATCTGGTACCAGATCTGGTTCACCTGTTTCATGTAGTTCTGGCTCATAGTTACGTAGGGAGAAGCAATGGCGGCATTGGTGGTGGGGTGCTTGGCCAGAAAGCCATATTCCGAGATGGCGTGTTCACATTGGATCCACCGGGATACCGCCATGGCGTACTGGCTGATCAGCTGGGGGCTCACCAATTTCTCGCAGTGCCGGGCCTTCAGCCACAGCCAGGTTTCCCGGTAGATTTCTTCGGCTTCCAGTTTTCCGCCGTTCCGCTGCTTTTCCTTCATGTAGGCTTTGGGTTCCGGCATATCTTCTCCGGTAAGGCCCACCCCTTCCGGAAGGTCCATCACCTTTAGAGGCCGCTTCCCCGGATTGTCCGGCAGTTTGTCCAGCAGGGCCCTGGGTTTCCGCCCCTGGCCCACCCGCAATCCCCCTCGCATGGTTCCGTCTTTTGCTATTTTTCACACCCCCTTTTTCACCGGGTCAATACCCTTTTTGAAAACGCGTTTTTTTCGCGCGTGACCCCTCGCCCGTTCTGGCTTTCCGGGCTTCCAGAGATTCATACACCCCCTGGGTATACTGTTTTATTTCAGATTTATCATTCTGAGAGTCCATTTTTTCTTGTGATTTTCTGGTGCCAACGATCTCCCCTCTTTGCATGGATCCTTGCGTGACAGGCTTTGCACAGGGCAATCAGGTTGTTCCAGGCATGGGTGCCGCCTTCCGCCAGCGGTTTCTTATGGTGGACTTCTTCCGTCACCACGTACCGGCCATTCTTCAGGCACAGTTCACACAAAGGATGGCTAGCCACGTAAGCATCCCGGATCTTCTTCCAGGTCCGGCCGTACCGTTTCTTACTCACAGGACTTCGTTCATACTTTTCGTATCGTTTGTCGATAATCTTCTGGTGCTTCTCGCAGTACCGCCCATCCGTCAGGTTCGGGCAGCCCGGGTAAGAACAGGGGCGTTTCGGTTTTCTCGGCACAGCTGCCATCTCCTTTCGGAAATCGAAAAACTATATAGGTTGAATTCATCCTACTTGTGGGTTATAATTAAATTACCAAACTTAAGGAGGCATCAACTATGAATGTCAATACAGAAAATCTTGTTTCCATCACAGAAGCAAACCAGAACTTTTCTCGTGTAGCCAGAATGGTTGATGAGAAAGGTCCTGTTGTCATTTTGAAAAACAACACTCCTCGCTATCTGCTGGTTGAGTTCAACAACGCTGAACAGGAACAGATCGCTAACGACGAAGATGTACTTGCCGTTTCTAAACGTTTAATTGCCAAAAACCGGAAAGCCTATGAGGTTCTCGCCAAATGATTGTCCTTTCAAAAAATCAAATCATCAAACTTCATTCGCAGCTGATTCAGGAAACAGGGGGAACTGATGGCATCCGGGATGAAGGATTGCTGGAATCCGTATTGGCCGCACCATTTCAGTCCTTCTCAGGCACAGACATTTATCCATCTTTACAACAGAAGGCTGCTCGTCTTGGATATGGTCTTGTAAAAAACCATGCCTTTATTGATGGTAATAAACGTATCGGTGCACATGTGATGTTGGTGTTTCTCGCTCTTAATAAGATTGAGCTCACCTATACACAAGATGAACTGTCAGATACATTTTTAAAAATCGCCTCTGGAGAACTTTCACAGCAAGATCTTCTTCACTGGATTATCATTCATCAAGAATAGCTCCATGCTTTTTGTTGCAAGAAAAAAGCCTTGTAGGATTCTTACATCCTGCAAGGCTTCACTTTATTTCCTTTTCTCGTGAGTCTATCATACCACGAAGGGTCTATTGAATTCTAGTGTGTATCCACTGCATTTTCCTGCAATTCACTGCACTCCTCCAAAATTTTCTCAACAGCCGCCATTCCTTCCCCATGGACCGTGTAGACCCACCGGATTCCTTTGCCCATGCTCCGGGCAATGTCCTCCCAGGTATCGAAGTGGATGTACCGGTCCCGAAGGACCAACCGCTGGGCTTCGTCTTCCACCTGGTCGATGACCTGACCGATTTCATACTTCAGATCCACCAAATGGTCCACTTCCCGGTTGATCTCCTGCTCCCGCTCCCAGATCTTTTCCAGGGTCCGGACAAAGGGAGCTTCTGTGGGCCGGTTGGGGTTGTGATTTTCTTCCAGCCCGGCTGCGGAGATTCCCAGGCACAGGTGCCGTAATTCCGCCACCTCCCGCAGATTGCTCTCTATCTTTTTATCCAGGTAGAATCCCTGTTGCAAATATTCTTTGGCATTCATTCCTTTTCCTCCAAATCAGCCTTCACGGCTTCAATCAGTGCCGCCTGGGAACTGTCTTTCTTTTCCAGGGCTTTCAGGATCCGTTCGTCAATGGTGCTCTTGGTCACAATGTGCTGCACAATGACGGTCCGACTTTCCTGCCCCTGCCGCCAGAGCCTGGCCACGGTCTGTTGGTAGAGTTCCAAACTCCAGGTGAGCCCAAACCAAATCAGGATGGACCCACCCTGCTGCAGGTTCAGGCCATGCCCGGCAGAAGCCGGATGGATGAGAGCCACTGGGATCTTCCCGGCATTCCAATCCGCAAAGTCCTGTGTGGACTTCAGCTCCCTGGCTTCCAGACGCTGATAGATCCGTTCCTTGTCATGCCGGAACCAATAGGCCACCAGCACCGGCCGGCCATTGGCACTTTCCACCAGGTCTTCCAGGGCATCCAGCTTTCGGTCGTGAAGATGGATGGTTTTCCCATCATCGGTGTAGATAGCTCCATTGGCCATCTGGGAAAGCTTCAACGTCAGGGAAGCCGCATTGGCTGCTGTCACTTCCCCGTCTGACAGTTCCATCACCAGGGATTTTTTGAAGTCCTGATACCGCTTCCGTTCCGCTTCTGAAAGATTCACTTCCGTCCGGACGCTTACCAGATCCGGCATCTTCAGATAGTCCGTGGCCTTCATGGAAACGGTGATGTCCGAAATCTTCTGGTAGATGGCTGCTTCTGCTCCCAGCAGGGGCTTGTAGGAAAAGACCACCATCCCGTTCCGCTTGTCCGGCTGGAAGTAGGCATTCCGGTACTGGCTGATGAATTTTCCCAGCCGTTCTCCCATATCCAGCAGCCGGAATTCGGCCCACAGGTCCATAAGACCATTGCCGCTGGGCGTTCCCGTAAGGCCCACGATCCGTTTCACCTTGGGCCGCAGGGCCTTCATGGCTTTGAACCGTTGGGCCTGGGGGTTCTTAAAGCTGGAGAGTTCATCCATGACCACCATGTCGAACTCCATCCAACAATTCTTCCAAAGCCATACCAGGTTCTCCCGGTTCACAATGTAAATGTCCGCCTGCTTTTGGAGAGCCCGTCTCCGTTCCGTTACGGTCCCTACCGCTACGCTGCAGGTAAGGTCCTTCAAATGGTCCCATTTCCGGATCTCTTCCGGCCAGGTATCCCGGGCCACCCGGAGAGGGGCCACCACCAACACCCGATGTACTTCGAAGGAATCGTACATCAGGTCCCGAATGGCGGTCAGTGTGGTCACTGTCTTGCCAAGGCCCATATCCAACAGCAGTGCGGTCACCGGGTGGTTCTTGATGTACTCGATGGCATATCGCTGATACCCGTGGGGCACAAATTTCATCCGGCTTCCCCTCCTTTCCCGTCCTGGGCGCAGGTGATTTTGTCCAGGATGATGGGTATTTCTTCCGAATTGTCCAGGACAAACACCGGAAAACCCATCTTCCGAAGCATGGCATGTCGGCTTTCCTGCAAAGGCCTTGGCTTCTCCCCCGGGGCCTTTACTTCCACAAATCCCATCACCTGATGGGGCAAGAGGACCAATCGGTCCGGCATACCGGAAAAGGACGGAGAAACAAACTTCAGAGCCATCCCACCTCGTTTCCGGGTTTCCTTCACAAGTTTTAGTTCCAGGATACGTTCCCGCAACTTTCATCACCTCGATATTTTCCCCGGTGTCACTCTATGACGGTCTATTCTTAAACTTTCTCTATAGGCTTTTTTCCATTTTTTCAGTCCTAAAGGAGAATTATAGGAGAGACTGTCATTGAGTGACACCTTGGATTTTTATTCCAGAAAATCACTTACTTTCAACTGCAATCCAGTAACAAACCGTCCCACTTTGGTACGCCTACGTGCAAACCCTGCACTTTCCAGTGCGGCATAAAAATCGGACGTACTCCGGGTGTATTCATTCATCTGCTGACAGTACGCCCGATAAGCTCCATAAAGCTCCCCAGATTTTTCCTGGAAGCCAGGTGCTAATTCACAGCAGTCGTCCAGGAAATGATGGAGCCAATCATTCTGTCCCCGATACTTTTCAATGGCATCCCGGACACACTTGGGAGGTTCCAAGTGGTACTCTTTCTCAATGACTCTCTGAGCTCCTTCGATGATCCATTTCAGGATGGCCGGTCCGGCTTTCTCCACAAGGTAGTCCGTGTAGTTTTTTACTTCACTTTTCCCAGTAAACTGTGCCGTAAAAGGAATGACGATCAACCTGCGCCAGGTCCCTTCGTCACTGGCACCTACCCTGGGCAGGTGGTTGGTATAGAGAACAATGGTATGGGAGGGCACAAATTGGAACGGGGCCTTATACTTCTTCTCGCCGCCCACTTCATCGGTGGAACAGATCTGCTTCAAAACAGAAGTAGAAAGCCGCACCCCTTCTTCCATTTCTGCCGCAATCACCATCCGTTTTCCCTTAAGTTCTGCCATTTCCGGCCGGATATTTCGCTTGCAGCCCGCCGTCAGGGCGTCCGCCGAGATGCCTCCACAGTAGGTTCCCAGCACCCGGGCAAGGGAATTCCAGTAGGTGGATTTCCCATTTCGGCCGTCCCCATAGGCAATGACCAGGGCTTCCACATACACTTTCCCAATGGCCATAAGCCCGCTGATTTCTTGGGCATACTGGATCAGGTCCTGGTCATGGGTGAAGAATTCGCCCAGGGCTTTTGCCCAAATTTCCCGGCCTTCTTCTCCAGGATCCACGGTGGTACACTTGGTCATAAAATCTTCTGCCCGGTGTTCCCGGCTTCCTTCCATCCCTTTCCGCAGGTCATAGGTGGCTGAAGGGGTATTCAGGAGAAATTCATCGGCATCCAGGGACTGGATGGGCAGAAGGATCATGGGTTTTAAGGCCTGAAGGGCCGACAGAATATACCGGATATCCCGCCGCTTCATGACAAAAGTTCGATAGATTTCTGCGGACAGATACCCTGCATAGGCTTTTTGCTGGTCCACTTCAATAATCTTTTCCAGGGCCCGTCCTCCTTTCCGGACAATATCCTGGGGTAGCCCCAGCTGGACCAGATCCCGAACAGCACGTTCCGTTTGATCCGTTGCATCGGCTAGCTGCAAGTCAAGGAATTCTTCTACGGCTCCCACAGCCGCCTGCCGGGATTCCATCCAATACACCCCGTTATAACGGATAAAATCGGCTTCTTCCGTATACCGCAATTCATTGCCGTATTCCCGCAAGAGCACCTTGGCTTGGCCAATATCCGAGTAGTCACTGGGCCGCAGACTCTCTCCTCGGCTAAAATCCTGGTTGTACTGATCCGGACTCACATACCCTTCCTGGGCGGCAATTTTCTTCCCGAACCGCAGGGCACTCTGCCAGATTTTGTTCAGTTCCTCTGCCTCCAAAGGCGGATTGCATTTGTTGGCTTCTTCCAAAAAGATGGAATGGGCGCGTTCCGAATCTCCGTACCGTTTGACAATGCGCCCGGCAAAACGGCTCATGGTATTGTTTCGCTGACCCTGAGGAATGGAGCCTTCCTGCCGGGTAGATTGGAAAATGGTCAGAATGGTTTCTTCCCCATCCTGCCACAGAACAGATTCCGTAGGCGTTCCATACAGGAACCGAGCAGAATCCAGGGCTGCTTCATCGAAAAAGGGAAATCTCTCTCGAATTTCCTGTTTCAATAGGGAATACGCCTTTTCGTCCTCCAGCTTCGGGATGGGAAAATAGGCATGGAACCGGGGCCGGGCCGTTCGTCCGTCTTTGGCTTTTCCGTTATTCCGGGAAGGGACAATGGCTACAGCCACCCCCGGCAGCCTGGCAAGGAGCTCCTCTCCCGTCACCCACTCCTGGGGATTTTCCGTGTGATCATTGTCGCAGTCCATCACCACTACATCCGACCAGAGGAAATTGTCCCGACTCCGGTAGTTATTCTTATAGGCCGCACAGACATGGTCGAAGGCGGCTGCTTCCTTCAGATCCTGGGCATTTTGGATTTCCCGCTTTTGCGGATACCGACAGTTAGCTTCCCTACCGGTGCAGGATGCGGTAAATACCGTAAATTTCACTTAGATCACCTCGCTGATATACTTGATGGGTTTTCCCTTTTTCTGGGCATAGCGGATCTCCACTTCCATCCCCTGAGAGATGCTTTCTCCAAAGATCCAGAGCGCAGCACATTTGGACAAAAGGGCAATCCCCATAAAAAGGGCCAGGTTCCGTTCCGTCTTTTCGTCCAGGAACTGGGGGAAAAGAAGATGGGGTGCCAGGGGGATAAACCCCTGATCTGCCGCATACCGACAGTACCGCCGGGCCCGCAGGACGTTTCGTTCCACGTCCCCCGCATAGGGCGAACAGATGTACACGACCGGCCGGAAGGGGAACCGGGGCGGCTCTGCCTTCCGGATGGCCTGATAGGCCGTGGGATCCGGATAATGTTCAGCATTCCGTTTTGGATCCATCTCCATCGTCCACCTCCATCAGTTCCCGGGAACATTCCTCGCACAAAACCGTTGTGCCAAAAAGGTCCCCTTTCCCTTTGCCCAAGACTTCTTCCAGGTTCACGGATACTTCCTTTCCGCAAACCGGACACCGGCAGAACACATTCTTGTCCGTGATTTCCATCTGGAATTCCATATTGTCCGTAATCGGCTCCTTCACATAAAACATGGCGACTTCAACTCCTTCAAAAAATAAACAGCGGATTCCAATCCCGCTACATGGATAGGAGAAGTTTTTCTTCTCTACCTGTAACAGGACAGAATCCGCTGGGATAAGTACCAAAAAGGAGAAAAATTTTGAGCAGAATCTCTGGTTGTCTTTCTGGGTCAACTTCGTTATGATATTGTTATAGAAAATGCCTTTTCGGCCTGATGATTTCCTGTTTTAGGAGGCGTATCAACAATATGGAAAAGCAGAAAAACCATCCCGCGGAGTCCTCTCGGGATGAAAAGATAGAAGAGTTGTTGCAGCATATTCCGGATAACTTATTTTTTGCAAAGGAAGCAAAAGTCCCTGCCTGCAGCCTTGATTTTGCAACCCAGGATGTCTTGAAATTTCAATTTGATTTATCCGAGGATGAACGCTACTGCCTGAAATATAAAGGGCGGAATCTTAAATCGTATGATCACTTTATCTTCTATGAACCTGGACTCAAGGGAATACTGGCCTTCTTTTATGCCCTTGATAGAGGATATGAAACAGTCCATCTCGAAGAAGTCGATATTACGGACCCTACCCTCTGCTTCCGTATGGAAGCTGTTTCAGAGAAAGCTGCCGATTCCAGTCTCCTTACTTTTTCCTATTCCTTTCAGACCAGAAAATGCAAAATCAGCAAAAAGAAATCCATCAATTATTTCAAGCTCCAGATGCAGAAAAATTTTTTCGACGACGAAAAGCTCCGGAATTACTTACAAGAAAGATTTAATGCACACTGCAACCAATCCGTTCTGGACGAAGAAGTAAAATATTTTGACCGGGCCGTTGAGACCGTGAATTTCATCCGAAGCCTTCCCTGGATATTCGGTACGCCCCTGCCGGCTATAAGCCTGGAAGAGTTTCTATCCCCTGACCAAATCGCACTCTATGAAACGAAGAAGAAACAGGTAAACAAAGATAACTGAAAGAAGAAGTGGCCACAAGTGAAAGGGTTTCCTTGTGGCCGCTTCTTATTATTTTTCAGTCTTTCTGATAAAACGCACATGCATACCCATCTGCCCGAAGGACCAGTCCCTCCGCCCAGGGAGGTGTCCGGCCCATCTCTTCACAGATAGCATCGACGCTGGTATCTTTGGGACACTCGATAATCAGTTCATCATGGACATGGCCGACGATGGCACAGCATCGCAACGTCTGCATGGCATAACAGAGAATGTCCCGGCTGATGCCCTGGACGATGTTTTCTACGAACTTCGGTCCGTAACTTTCCAGCCGTTCCCATTTCTTGGTGGCTCCAATGCCTTCATAGGTGACGGATTCCCCGCCGAAGCAGTTCTCGCCTATCCGAGGCTTTATATAGGAAAGCCTCCGCCTGCTGGGCAGCTCGATGAACAGCATCCCGCTCTGGCAAAAAAAGCGAATGTTATTCACCCAGACGGGGATTCTCTGTTTGATGGTGGTCTTCACCGCCCCATCCACCTGCCACCAGAAATCTACGATGTGGGGATTGGCTGACCGCCAGGACTGAACCAGGTTCCCCAGCTCCTCTTCCGGGATTCCCATATCCAGAGCCCCCATGGCCTTTAATGCTCCCACAGATCCGCCATAACCGCAGGCCAATTCTGCAATTTTCCCTTTCTGGCGGAGATTCCCATTGATGCCATGCTTCACAACGGGCACCCCAAACATCTGACTGGCCGTTGAGCAGTAAATATCCTTTCCAGCTGCAAAAGCTTCAGATTTCCACCTTTCCCCTGCCAGCCAGGAAATGACCCGGGCCTCGATGGCCGAAAAGTCCGAAACCACAAACTTCATGCCCTTCCGGGGTACAAAGGCCGTACGGATCAGCTGGGACAGAACATCCGGGATGGACTCATAGAGCATGTCCAGGGCTTCGTAATTTCCCTGACGCACAAGCTCCCGGGCCTCGGATAAGTCCGGCAGATGGTTCTGGGGAAGATTTTGCAATTGGATGTGCCGTCCAGCAAACCGTCCAGTCCTGTTGGCGCCATAAAACTGGAACATACCCCTGGCCCTGCCATCCTTACAGGCCGTCATTTCCATGGCCTGGTATTTCTTCACCGAGGACTTGGCCAGTTTCTGCCGGAGCAAGAGAACGCTGCGCAAAGGCTCCTGGGCCGTTTTCAAAAGCTCCTGCACATTCTTCTTTCCCAGGGAATCCGTCTTCATACCGTGTTGTTCCAGCCAGTCCAGCATTTGAAGGACAGAATTTGGGTTCTCCAGGCCGGTCCGTTCCTTCAGGGCAGCCATCAGGCTTTTCCGGCTTTGGGCATCCATGGCCACCGCTTGTCTGGCCAGTTCCAGATCAATGGCAATGCCCCGATCGTTGATTTCCTGGTCCAAATGGTATTCCTCCCACACTTTTTCTGGCACCGGGTACTTCTGCAGCCTCTGCTGGATGGCCATTTCCACTTCTACATCTCGTTTGTTGTAGCTTTTGAACAGATTCCATTTCTCCGGAGCATGCTGGGGAAGGTTCCTTGTCCGGCCGCCGTTGGTCTTGGTTTCCTTGCAGGGAACGCAAAAATACCGGATCAGCTCCCGCCCTTCCTTCATCTTCTGATTGTCCAGATTCAGCACGGCTCCTACTCCCTCCAAGGAAAGAGGCAGTCCCAGATAGGCGGACCAGACCATGGAGCACTTCCATCCGGCCGGATTCAGGAACCGGGCACATTCCTGGGATAAAGGATGCTGGTCATAAAAGGGAGCCAGGCTCCTCCCCAGGTCAGTGAGATACCGGGAAAGACACACCCGTTCGAAGTTAGCATTGAAGGCCCACTTGGTAACGGTGTCATCGGTGAGAACATCCAGGATTTCTTCCGGGATGGTTTCTCCCTGAGCCAGGTCGATGACCTGCACGGGTCCTCCATCCACTGCATACCCGAACAGAAGGATTTCAAAGGCAGGTGACTCCGCATATTTATACACGCCGCACTTGGCCAAATTCACATCACTGTACGTTTCCAGATCTAACGAAAGGCTTTTCATAAGGTTCTCCTTATAGAAAAGGTGGCAGAACGCATCCTGCCACCTTTTTTCTCCTATCCACTTACGCAAGAAAATCGTCCTCATCCACTGTAGCAAAGTCGTCTTCTGCCCGAGGTTTGCCGCCCAGGGGTTCCCCGTCCCGGATCTTCTGCAGGTTGTTCAGGCTGCAGGCAATGCCTTTGTTGCCATTGCTGTTGAAGGCATAGAAGCTGATGGAGGCACGGCCATACACCCCAGAATACACTTCGGAGCGCTCCAGAATGTGCTGACAGTGGGCATCCACAATGCCCGGCTGGGTAGCAGAGTTGGCGTTGATGAAGAAGCTGTCTTTATAAGCGTCATCCCCCGGCCGTTCCAGATCCCCGTCCCGGAGCGGGTTCTTGATAGCTTCCAGGGCCGGTACCACCCGGCTGTTCCCCTTCAGTTTTCCTTCCCCTTCCTGGTAGGCAGCCTTAATGGCGGCCCGGACTTTTTCCACCGTCTTGGTGTCAGACTTGGGGATGATCAGACTGACGCTGTATTTGGGCGTTCCCCCATTGATGGATTTGGGTTCCCACACATTGGCATAACTCCAGCGGGTATTCACCCCGGTGATCACTTTGCACGGATTCACATAATTCTTAGTCATTCTTATTTCCTCCTTCATTTTCTGTAGAAAAATCATCAGCCGCCGTATGCATAGCCGGCCGTTTGTCCGTTTCCGGAACCAGGACCGGTTTGCCCTGGGGCTTTTCAATCAGATCGGCCAGCAGTTCATCGAACCTGCGTTTCCCGAGCAGTTTGGTCAGAGCCGTGATCCCCAGGAGTTTTTTCTCATAGGGAGAATACCCAGCCTCTTCCACTTTGGCTGCCACGGCGTCTTCGTTCACATACCGCCGATTGGACCGGCCTTCCACCACTTTCCATCCTGCCCAGTTCTTGCCGGCAAGAGCCTGCTGCAGTGCATAGTCTTTCACGTCCCCAACCCAGCTCACCAGTTCATCGGCTTTGGCCAGGATGGCTTCTACTTCTGGTTCTTCCAGGGTGGAAGGCATGGCAAAGTCGTACTTGGCCAGCTCCAGGTTGTACTCAGCCCGCTTCCGACAGGTGGCTCGGAGCTTACAGAACCGGCAGTGGTCACCGGCTTTGTACTCCCCTTCCCCCTTTGCCGCCAGTTCTGCAGTTGGCTTTAGCACCGTTTCCGCCCATTGAAGCAATTCTTCTTTGGACAGGGTGCAGGTACTGACGTTTTCCCGCCTGGGCTGGAAGATGGTCATGGAGACTTTCTGGATATCATAGATGCCGTCAAAAAGATCCAGCGCCCCCAAGGCATAACACATCATCTGGGGATTTCTTTCCGCGTCCACCAGGACCCCCAGCCCGTGTTTGTAGTCGATAACGGTGAGGGTGTCATCCGCCACAATCAGGCAGTCCCCGGTTCCGTACCCTTCCGGCACCCACCGGGAAAAATCCAACCGCTGTTCTACCAGAACCAGAGGATCCTTGCAGACAACTTTAGTCGCAGCCAGACTCTCCAACACAAATTGGGTATAGGCATCACTGCATTCGGCCATTTCTTCATCGAAATACGTTAGGTTCTTGGTGGGGTCCTTTTCTTTCTGCCCCAGGGCTTTTTTCACCTTGAATTCGCAAAGGGCATGGGCTTCCGTTCCCTGCCGGGCAAATTCACTTTGCACATCCGGCAGCTTGGCACATTCCAGGGCCGAAGGGGGACAGGCCAGCCAACGGTAACTGGACGAGGCAGAAAGCACCGCATGGTTACCCGGCACGGCCCATCACCTCCAGGTCTTTTAGAAAGGCCTCATACTTTTCCGGATCCATACTGGACAACTTGTCGGCCCCATACTTTTGAATCAGCCTTCTGACCTCATCCGTGAATCCCTGACGGGCCTTATCCGCCGCCACCTTCCGCACTTCTTCCAGGGTAAGTTTGGTAGGCTCATTCTTTTGGGGTTCTGGCGCCAGGGTTTCCTCTTTGGCCCGCAGCGCTTCCGCAAGCTTCAACAGGGCTTTTCCACAGGTTTCCAGTTCACCGGATACTTTGACCAACGTTTCCTCTTTCATTGAAATTGACTCCTTTCCCGTTTCTCTTCATCCGCAGCATTATCAGGTTCCGAGCAGCGCGTTCGGCTGTGTCGCTGATTTTCAGCAGCACTCCGGCCAGTTCCCGGTCCAGGGCCTGACTCCGGTTTCTCAGCATTTGTTCATTTTCCATGTTTTGTCCTCCTCTCCAGGGGCTTCTTCGTTTGCCCTTCACCCCTAACAGGACAAGTTCTCTGGGAATAAGTACCCATTTTCCAAAAATCCGGCCAAAATTTTTCCAGCCGGATCTTGGGTTCCCCTTACCGATAGTCCTTCAGCTGCTCCCGGAGCTGTTCCAGCAACCGATGCTTTCTTTTGTTGACCCCTTTTTGAGAAAGGCCCACTTCCCTGCCAATGGCCGCTTCGCTGATGCCACTCATGGCCATCTGCAAGATGATCCGGTCCAATTTTTCCAGCTTGGCCAGTTCACGCCGCAGGGCTGCCAGCAGTTCCTCTTTCTCCAGGATTTCGTCCAATCCCGTTTGTCCGGTTTCTTCCCTAAATCCATATTCCCTTTCACACAGCTGTTCAAAAGAAACGGCTGTATCCCAGCCCTGAGCGGACGGGTCCACTCGGTGTTCCTCCTGGGCCATTTCCCGCTTCCGGCGTTTCTTGGCCAGCCGCTGCTGCCGCTTGTCTTCCTTCCACTCCGGACGCATATAGGCCTCATACTGCTCTTTGGTTGCCGGGATGAGAATGGTACGGACCCTCCGATTCCCGATTTTCGACCACGTCCGTGGTGCGTCTTCAAATTCTTTCGTGATGATGGTTCCCTCCTTCACTTCCAGGGGAATAAAATACTGCTGTTTGACTCTGGTTTTCTCTTGATTGGCCATGTGCGGAACTCCTTCGCAAAATGCGAAGCGAAGATCCACACAGGCAGCCTGTCGTTATTGACCATAAGATGCATCTCCGCTTCCATGGTCAACCACCCCAGTAGGCTGACGGTATATAGGGCCCGGCTCGCCGCTCTGGGCACTCCCGCGTCCGGGAATGAACCTTGAGCCGGGAATCTGACTGTACTTTCTTGTTTCAACAAGTTACATTTTTAACTTGCTGAAACAAAAAAACGGAGCCATCTACATGACCTTTCGATCAAAGTAGATAGCTCCGTTTGACAGCTCCGTATAAAGAATAGGGCCGCACAGGTAACTTCTATTTTCTGGAATTTGTATGTTTCGCTGCATCCACTTGGGTCACAATGTCTTCCCAAGGAACCTGAACCAGCTGCTTTTTACTGGTTTTTAATTCAATGGTCACCCTACCTTCTTCCACGATGGCATCAAAGATCCTTTCCCCATCCTCAGACCCATCGTGCAGGTTTCTGATGTGTTTTCTTACTTTTCCCATGTAGCCTACCCCCTCGGATTGTCTTTGTTTTTCTTGTTATGAACAAGTGTTCGCTTATGAATTTATTATAGCACAATTATCAGTTTTTACTAGAGAAATTTTTGGTCAGCTTGGTTAAACTATATAG